AGATGGGTTGCACCAGACAATACAGATGTATCAAGGTTTGTTAAGAGACGCTCAAAAACAAATTTATTATTGGAAAAAATTTTCGTATGAAAATGAAAAAAATATTAATCTCTTGCAAGGTTATAAAAAAGTGATAGTAGATTTAAGTAACAAGTTAAGACGAAAAGATTCATGAGAGTACAAGACTTGCAGTTGTTTCTAGGCAACTTTACGAAAGGTAGCGACGCAGTTAAGAACGCCGTAATCTATGTAGAAGTCAAAGGAAAGTTACATGCAATTAGACGTATGGAAGTGCACGAAAATGCTCATCCAATTATAGGTCAACCCGGTCATACCACTCATAGATTAGTTTTAAAAACTGAAAAACCTTCGAGTCTTATCTTGCCAGAAAAACTTCAAAAGGACTACTAAGTTCCCTTGAAACCAGAACAAAAATTATATGCAAAACTTAAAAAATATATACCTGAAATATCGTGGATTAGACTTGAGAACCTTAGCTTATCCGGTACTCCTGATCTATTGGGCTATAATACTTCTGGCCACTT